AACCTGTGCGCCTCTGACAGTCGCGCTGATAGCACTAGCTGTTGTGGATTGCAGAGCATTGGCATCAAGCCCCTGTGAGGCCTTGGACTGTCCAGTACGCTGTTCTTTGACTTGATCGAGATATCCTAGCAATGGCTGGATTTCATTGCCGACAGGGTTGCCCTGAATAGGCTGGATCATACCCTGCTGACGAACACGAATAATACCGCCAGCAGTTCCATCCAGTAGGTCATCCAAATTGACCATGCCCTCAACAGCCGCGATGCGTGGCAATGTGCTGGTGTAAACGCTGTCCAGATACTGACGCATCAGCGTGGATTTGATAACCTGCAAGTCCTCTGTCATGTCGTAGACAGACCGCCCAATGAGGCGGTGTGGCATCAGAATAGGACTGACAACTGCAAATGGTATATGATCATATGGCTCGTTACTGATGATTTCAGTGCCACCTTCGCCGATAGCGACAATGCGGCGTAACTCAGCAATGCCATCGTCATCGTGGTCAACCTTCATATAACACTCGTAGTAAACAACCTCTGCAAGTGTTGGGTCTGCCGCGTCAATGCCTGTGTTTGCCTCTAAGTCCTGATAGCGCACTGACCGTTCTTCATCTAGGTCTAGGTCACTGCCTGTGCCAGCATGACGCTCAACAACCTCGCGGTCATAGCCCATAGAAACCAAGTCGCTCACAGTCATGCTTGTGCGATGCGCTACAAAATGCGCGTCCTCGATGTCAACAGCGCGGCGGTTAATCAAAAATTCTTCCGGTGGGATGTTCGCTACTTTGATCTTGCCGGACTTACGCTTGACCTTAACGCGAACACTGAACGAGCTATCAACAGGCACTTCTTCGCCTGTCATCTCGTCTACCATGAACGCGGTAGCTTGCTCAGAGATTGTGCCGACTAACTCATAGTCTGGGTTTGCCAGCAATGCGGATAGTTCCATCTCATTGAGGTTTTCATATTCTTCCTCAGTGACATCCTCTTTTTCTTCGTAGTAATACTTGACAACGCCTAGCCGGAATAACAGCGCATCCTTGAACCAGTTGTTCAGGATTTTATAGCCTTCGTTGTCGTGATTGATTACATAGTTCACATAGTCTGTGATCTGGTCAGCGCGCTCAACGTCTTCTGCCGTTCTAGCCGCAAACCGCACATACTGGTCATTGGCTGTGAACACACGCATAAGATTCGGCATGATCTGTTCAATGGTATCCGCAACGTCTGTGCTGATAACCTGTGACCGACCCTCAACCTCATTGCCTAATGGCTCACCTAAATAAAAGTCTAGGGCGCGGATACGCTCTTGGCTGTACTCGCTGTCAAAGTGGTTCAGGGAATCCCTGATCTCACTTGTCACAATGCTGTTAAGTTGATAGTCGTCCATTTTTGCCATTACGTTTTACCTTCGCGCCATACACGCATTTGCTCTCAGTATCGCATATTTTTCGCGTAACGCAATTAGCGCAACGCTTGAACTCACTTTTTGCCTCGGCCTTTTTTGCCGGAGATGGCTGACTTGGCCTTCTGTATAATCGTGTTATCATGCTTAACCTTGCCTGACATAATACTGCCATTGCTCGTTAAAACTGGCACTGGCTTTGGCTGTGGTAGCTCCATAGATACAGCATTTCGCTTTTGGATACAACGCCCCATATTGGCGCAACGCCCACGATAGGGGCAATCTGGACATACGTTCATTAGTCTAACAATCCTGTTTTAAAATAGTTTTCGATATTTTCAAGCATCTGCTCATTAACAACTTGACCGTATGGGCTATCCCTTAGGCTACCCATACGAGTTTGCGGCAAAGCCGTTTGAAACCTTGGGTCATTTAATCTGTCTGGGAAAAGTAAGCCCATTGGTATGTCCTGCTGTAAGCGAAATACATCACCGCCGCCCTTCATTTGGCTTTCATATGTGCCATGTGGAAATGTTGGGTTTTCAATCATTCCGGCCTGTGGGTCTAACTTTCCAAATGCCATGCCGCCACGATACGCACCTACATCGGTCAACTCAGGGTCTGTTATAGCATAGCGTATTGCACCCATATCCGGAAAGCCCACTTTATTTGCCGCTGACTTATCAATGATATTGAGCAATGCAACCCTATTTTTGCCAGACAAATTCATGGCGTATTCTCTTGCCTTTGGAGAATCAAACCCAACCCAATCCTTGAGTGGTTTAGATATTTCACCTTTTTGGTTCTTTACAGCAAAGTTTCTAATTGTTTCATTAACTGCTTTCATGTCAGCAGATTTAATTGGTGATAGCTTTACGGCCTCAAGTGTCGCATCAAGCATCATTGAACTAAAGTCAATGCCTTTCGGTGACATAGTTAGATATGCACCATATACATCTTCGCCAGTTTCTTCAGCCGCCTTAAGAGCCGCATTATTTAAACCTGATGTAATGCCACTGCCAGAAGCCCAAACAGCATCATCTGCCTGTGCTTGTCGCCCTGTCATAAACTTGCGCCCACCGTCAAGTAAAACTGATTTGTCAAACATCATGTCGTCAATGCCAAGTAAAGATACACCGGCATCGGATTTGTCGGCTACAAATGGGATTATTGGTTTACCAAGCAATCCCTCTAATGATCTTACATCAATGGGCTTAACGTCATAAGCTGGCTCAACAATCCTTTGAACATCTTCAATGGGTGTGTCACGCTTTATGTTTGAGTAACCCTTAGATTCAAACTTGGTAGCTTTTTTTGTGGCATTGGATGCGACCCTTGCCGCCCTTGGTGCTTTCATGGCGGCGGCAGGGATTGCTGACAAGCCACCTGTTAATGGTGAAACGGCATAAAAAGCATCACCGCCAAGGCTCATCAATTGCAGTCCGGCATCGCCAAAATTACCACGATACAGGTTTTGGCCAAATGAAGGAAAAGTTTCACCCTCGACACCTGAGGGTAAGTAGCCAAGAACATCAGCTACACCAGAGGATGGCGCAAGTGCCATGCCAGCCGTGCCACCGCTATACAATAGGCTTGGCAACGCATCACGTGCCGTCTGATAATCTTGATACTCACGCAACGCAGAAGCATCAACGTCATCCGGCATGTCGTAATACAACAGGCTTGCCATTACTTTTTACCTTTTGTCTTCTTTGCAGTCTTTGCCGCTTGCTTAAACGCCTTTGAGGTGGGCGCACCTTTAGCACCCACCTTACGCATTTTCTCGCCACTACCAGCCGCTATGCGCTTACGCTTGGCTTGTATGTTGGCGTATAATCCACGCTTGGCCATTATGAGCAGTACTTGCCTGTCTTAGAACCGCTTTTCATGCCCTTGCCTTTGCCTTTACCGTATTTCATAATTAACTCCTGTTAAGAAATGCTTATCACGCCATTCTCAGACGTGATCCTGTCCGACATACTATCAGATTTATGCACAGCAATAAAGTTCCCTGCAAATGGATAGGCAACATAATCTAAATCAGCCAGCCAGCCGGATATCTCAGCGCGTTCAATCTTGATAATCTCAATCAACATGCGAGGCTTGCAACGGTCAATGGTATCTCTCGCACCAGCAAGCACTTCCATTTCCATGCCCTCAACGTCTAGCTTAAAAAAGTCAAGGTGCTGAAACTCAAAATCATCAATGGCCATGACCGGAACGGTGGCCTTGTGTTTTAGTTCCTGTCCAATGTTCTCGCTCTTAGCGTGTTGCTTTAGCTCCATTGAGCCATACGAACCACTGTTGTTGTAGTCAGGCTTGGGTATCTCTAGCCAGCCTTCTTCTGCGCCTAGTGCCGCATTGAACAGCTTGACGTTGTAACAATTGTTCAGCGCGACATTGCCAGCCAGCATATGAAACACATGCTCCTGCGCCTCAAACGACACAATTCTGCCACTATGTCCAAGTGCCTTCGCCCACTCAATCGTGTGTACGCCAATATTAGCACCGCCATCTATCATCGTGATAGGTCTGTCTAGGCTCTGCGCTGAATCTTTTGCTAGGAACTTGACAAGGTTAATTTCATCCATGTCGTAACTGCCCTTGTTGAGCAGTTGGAAGCCAACACCGTAACCAGTCTGTCCATCTGGTGCTAGTGCATAATCATGCCGATTGACAATCATCATGCCGTGGTCAGTGTTGACAAGTACATTAGGCTGGGGTCTAGCCATGCTTGCATCCTATGTTACCATTTAGATTTGTTCGCCCAGTATGCCGCAGACATCTTTCCTTTGGCTATGTTTTTTGCGTGACGCGCCTTAAACGACTTGCGCCGCGCTTTTTCTGATGCGGTTTGTGGGTTTTTACCTGCCCCAGAAACACCTTGTTGACCATAACGAATAGTTTTGATCTTGTCGCCTTCCTTGGCAACGACAACGTGCGATTTCTTAGGGTGGTTGGGTGTACGCTTCGGCTTGTTATAGCCGGATACACCAGCGCGTTCTAACCGTGGGTCTTTAGGCATCGTATTCTTCCTCAAGCCTAACACGCATCCGCTTAAACGTATCTGTCACATCGTCAGCGTCCATGCCAGCCCTGATGCCCCAAATAGCCGCGTTTTCCATCATTGCCACCATTAAAATCTCTGGGTCAACGTCATGCGCTGAATGTAAGCCTTGTGCGAAAATATCTATAATCTCGCTGACACCCTCAATGGCACTATCGTCCTCTAGGTCTACGCTCAGATTAAACTCATTAGGAAAATTGACTATGTTGTCGGTCATACTATCCATCCCTTGTTGACGTTAATGGGGCGATTGGAAGTATAGCCTCTTGAGAAGCCACCTGCAACCGCACCCTGTTGAGCAAATGACAAAACAAACGCATCAGCGACATCTGGCGATCTCTGGCCTCTGCGCTTCATCTCGTCCTTGCTTTCAATCTTTAGCTTGCCATTAGACAGGTACTTATACCGCACACTGGTAAGCTCTTGCACCAAGGTCTGGTCATCCGGCACTTTACAGTCACGCGCCTCAAACCATTCCCTTGCGTTCCAAAACAACTCATCTCTGAGCCTGTTAAATCTGTCCTTTAGGCTGGCAGTTTCACTGACAGATATTGCAACGGCTGGCAAGTCAAGCTCACGCAAGCGGTCAGCTAGGCCAGCACCCAGACCAATAGCATCAATATACAACGCCTTTGGCCGCAAATGGTAGGGCGATGCCTCATACTCTGACAGAATAATTCCGGACAATTCCATCAAATCTTTGTTCTGGTAAGTTTTTATTTTTTCTATCAGCACACTGCCCTGCCGTTTTGCTATGGCTGACCTATCGCCACCCATTCTGGCAACGTCCACGCCCCATACAACAGGGGTGTTGGGGTTAGGCTGTATATCACGCTTGATAGCGTCCTCAACGAGATTCAGCGGCAATAGCACGTCATCTGACTGCGTTGGGAACTCGCCCAGAACACGAACACGGTAAACATTGCTGTCCTCACCGTACTTGCTGGCCATGCTGTCTAGGAACTGCTCAGAAACAGTTGTGGCATCAGTACAGCTAACCGTCATAGTAGCCCAATGCTCTCGTGAGCCGTGAAACGCCTCATAGAAAAACCCATCTGATCTGGTAGGGTTTCCGCACATGACCGTCTTCGCACCTGCCGTTGACATAGCACCTTCACCGACTTGAAACACGACATCTGGGATACCGGATGCTTCTTCGCAGATAAACAGCATGTTCTCGCTGTGGAATCCTTGCAACGCCTCTGGGTTTTCTTTACGGCTAGTTCTGGCAACGGCAAAACTGTCAGTAGCACCCTTGAGCGCGATCTTGTCAGTCTTGAAATCTAGCTGATCCTTAAAAAATGGCGGCAGTTTCCGCGCCCATTTATCAATCTCAGTCCACAGAACATCGCTTAACTGGTGAGCCGTGTTAGCTGTTACAGCCACCTTGCAGGGGTAATGCGTACATAACCACCACAACACCGTCCACGATAGAAACGCGGTTTTGCCGACACCGTGACCGGACTTAATCGCTACACGCTCATTGTCGCGCACTGCTCGTAAGGCGTTGGCTTGCCATGGCTGGGGCTTAACATCCAGCACCGTTTCTGCAAACAGCACTGGGTCATCGTGTAGCTTTTGTAGGAGTTCGCTATTATCTGACAATTTAAATCCTTTTAAGGTTGTCTGATACTTTAGCGATTACATCCTGCCAGTCAAACATTTTCGGCTGGTAGAAGCACCGCATGTTTCTGTAAAGGGGGGTTGTTTCTTGGTACGGCCACCATCTAAAGCAAGCATCGTATCGTGAGAGCATCCAAGTAGGAACGCCCAAGCCGCCAGCAAGATGTGCCACCGCAGTGTCAACTGTAATCACCAAGTCAAGATTCGAGATAAGACCAGCTAGGTCAGCAAAGTCACCAACCCTTGTGCCAAAGTCTATCGTGTCTGGCAAGCCCCATTCCCTAGACAAATTGACCCAGTGTGCATCCGGCTTTGAACGCACGATCTGCATTGCCTCAGAAGGCGCAAGGCTTCTTCGTCTGTCAATTTGGTACGCACCGATGGAATCCGATCTGGCCGCGCCACCGTAACAGAGGCCGATTTTTTGCCCACCTTCACACCCACCAAGCAACGAACCCCAGTGCGCTCGGTTCTCCAAACTGGCATTAATGTAAGGCTTATCATCCCAATCACTCCATTCCCTAACAAATAGACCCATTAAGTCCATTGTCCACAGATGATGGGTATAATCATCAACACCATCCTCGTGCAACTTACATAAACCAGTCTGCTCAATCAGCCTCTGCAACGGTCTAGGACAAACAATATACACGTCTGCACCCAATTCTTGCAACCGTGGTAATAAGCGCATCACCATCAACGTGTCGCCAAAGCCCTGCTCATGCCGGACAATAACCTTGCCCTTACCGCCAGTATATTTCGGCAATGGCGAATCATCGCGCAGAAATAACGGCTTCCTAGCCTCGTACAAATCAAACCCACGCTCAAACTGACCTGCACCCAAACTTGCAATAGACAACGTATGCCGCGCCGCAATCTCGTCCGGATTGATCGCATACGCCCTCTCAGCGTAGTCCAGCCCAACATCCACCTCGCCCATATTCAACTCAAGAACGGCCTTGTTGTGATTAGCCCTGAAATCATCCGGCTTGCAACGCAACGCATGGTCTACCAGCTCAGAGGCACGTTTAAACCTATGCCGCTCACGCAAATAATTGGCCAAATTGGTCAGCACAGGCACACAGTCCGGATCATCCTCAAGAGCAGTTTCCCAGACACGCTCGGCATGCTCGTGCTTGCCCATATTGAGCAGGTTTAACCCTAGCAGATTGGCAATATAAGGGCTGTCAACGGCTTGCAACAATTGACTGCATAATCTCGCACTGTCCTCAAACTTACCAGCGTCAGCGAGGCTGTGGGCGCGTTTAACGTCATATTGGATTTTTTTTTGTGAGGGGGTATTCGTCATGTTTTTCTCCGAGGGGGGTGTCTGTGGGTATATATATTTATTACTGGGGGGCGC